TCCTTATACACAAAATCCGCCACTTTGAAAGTGGTCACCCCGCCTCCGGATGTGGACACTTGTTCCTCGGTAAAGGTGGTAGTGGTGGTTGTTGTTTTGAGCGGGGGAGATGAAACCACCGGTTGATTGGTAATATTGGTGGGCGGAGGATCTTCAAAGAATCGAGCGTTTTCTGCTTGTTCCTCAGCAGTTGGAGTATAAACATTATAATCTACACCCGCTTTTTTACTGCCAGTAGTATAAACTTCTACTTGGCCACGCGTGGGGCTGCCCGGCACATCGTTTAGTATCAACTCTGTGCTTTCAAGCAGCGCAGTGGCTCCGGGAACTTGTTGTTCTGCCTGTTCTAAGGTAAGACCCTGAGATGTCAGTCTGTTGAGTTCTGCGGCTATCTGTTGTGGTGTCAATGCCATTGCTTTATCCTGTTATCTATATTTAGCACCCGTAAAAACGGCGATTTTGGAGTGATCCGCGGTTGACACAACGGCAATTTGTTGTAAAATAAATACATTCTAACAAGGATTCACCATGGCATTGGCCGCACCCAGAAACTACCTAAACAACCGCGATTTACTGAAAGAAATACACCTAAGCAAAAACACCTACTGCTATTACGCTGACAGAACACAGGATCATCAGTATGACATCATCTTGGCCAGTGTTGCCAAGATCAATCGCAATACCATAGCCGAAGCACGCAGAAATCGTGCAGCCAGACTGACCAAGGAAACTGGCGCAGAAGTCAACGAAAAAAAGATTCCGCACACGGATTTGGTGTTTCGCATCATGACCTGGGAGCATATTCCCATGGCGCCTAAAAAAGTGCCCAAGGCACAGGCCAAGAAGAAATCCGTGGAAGAACTGTTTGGCTGGGAAGAACTGCCTGAAGAAGATCCCTTGGCCGAAATAGTGGACATCGTGCCCGAAGAAGAACCCGTGGCACAGACACATATCAGATTGAACTTTCCGCCGTTTGAACACTTCCGGCTCACGGAAGACAAAGATCCTTACATCGTGGGCCGCAGCCACTGGTCCGGAGATCTTGACACCGGAGTGTTTTGCAAAGAACACGGCAAGATGACCAACAAACTGGCACATATGTTTATCAAACTGTGCGAGCGCTATGCCACCCGATCAAACTGGCGTGGTTATACCTACAACGAAGAAATGCGCGGCACCGCACTGCTGCAATTGAGCCAGATTGGATTGAAGTTTGATGAATCAAAATCAGACAATCCTTTTGCTTACTATACCGCGGCCATAACCAATTCCTTTACTCGTGTGCTCAACGAAGAAAAGAAAAATCAAAACATCAGAGATGACATATTAGAAATCAATGGACTCAATCCCAGTTGGACAAGACAAATGTCCAATCAGACTGTGAAGTACGAAGAATAACTGCTACACTAGCACTCTATGGATAAACTTTTCAAGAAGGCTGCTGTCTTTACGGACATCCACTTTGGACTCAAGTCCAACAGCCAACTGCACAATGAAGACTGTTTGAATTTCGTAATCTGGGCCACTGCCGAGGCAAAAAAACAAGGCTGTGAAGTGGCCATGTTCTTGGGAGACTGGCACAACAATCGTGCCAACATCAACATCGTAACACTAAATTATAGTTTACGAGCCTTAGAACATCTCAATGACAACTTTGATGCTGTTTATTTTATTCCTGGGAATCATGACCTGTACTATCGCGATCGTCGTGATATTCAAAGCGTGGCTTGGGCTAGACACTTACCGCGAGTTAATATTGTCAACGATTGGTTTAGTGGCGGTGATGTTGCTATCTGTCCTTGGCTCGTTGGCGAGGATCATAAAAAGCTTCGTTTCCTAGACAAGCAGTATGTGTTTGGGCATTTTGAACTGCCCACATTCTTGATGAATGCCATGGTAGAAATGCCCAGCCACGGTGAACTGTCCGCAGATGATCTGGCCAGTGCAGGCCACGTGTTTTCCGGACACTTTCATATGCGGCAGACCAAAAAGAATGTGACCTACATAGGCAACTGTTTTCCGCACAACTACGCAGATGCCGGCGACGATGCTCGCGGACTCATGATCTTGGAGTGGGGGCAACAGCCTGTGTATCATGCCTGGCCCGACCAGCCCACTTATCGTGTGATGAATCTCAGCACTGCGATTGATTCTGCGGATCAGGTTTTCCGCTCAGGTATGCACGCTAGGCTGCAGTTGGACATAGACATATCCTACGAAGAAGCCAACTTTATCAAAGAAACGTTCCACGAAAAATACAAACTTAGAGAAGTCAGTCTGATACCCAACAAGATGCAAGGCGTTGAAACAGATCTAGCACCAGGCAATGTGAAGTTTGAATCAGTGGATCAGATTGTCACACAGCAGATCACAGACATTGGCAGCGATCACTATGACAACAAGCTGCTGTTGGAAATATGGCATAGACTATGATACGCATCAACAAACTCACTGTAAAAAACTTCATGAGTGTGGGCAATACCACACAAGGTATCGACTTTGATCGCCAGGATCTAACCTTGGTCTTGGGCGAAAATCTAGACCTTGGTGGAGATGGTTCGCGCAACGGCACGGGCAAGACCACTATCATCAATGCGTTGAGTTATGCGCTATATGGGCAGGCCCTGACCAACATACGTAAAGACAATCTCATAAACAAGACCAATGCCAAGAACATGATTGTGAGTTTGGATTTCAATGTGAACAATCAGCGATATCGCATTGAGCGTGGACGCAAACCCAATGTACTTAAATTCAGCATTGACGACGAAGTACAGCAAACCGAAGATGACAACAGCCAAGGTGACTCAAGAGAAACACAGTTGGCTATAGAACGCACCCTGGGCATGACCCACGATATGTTCAAACACATCTTGGCACTAAACACCTACACAGAACCTTTTCTAAGCCTCAAAGCCAATGACCAGCGTGCCATCATTGAACAGTTGTTAGGTATCACTTTGTTGAGCGAAAAAGCAGATCTGCTCAAGGAAGAAATGCGTGAAACCAAAGACGCCATGAGCCAAGAAGAGCATCGTATCAAAGCCATGATCGAAGCCAATCGCCGCATGGAAGAGCAGATAGAAAGTTTGAAACGCAGGCAAACTCTTTGGATCAACAAACGCGACGAAGATATCACTGCACTACAACGTCAAGTGGATGAACTTGGCCATCTAGACATAGAAGCAGAACTGCAGGCGCATCGTGACTTATTGGCCTACAATCAGCGTGCCAAAGATCTCAAAGATCTTGGTGCTGCCATTGCTCGTGGGCAAACCGACGCTGGTCGCGAGTCTCGGCTGATAGACAAGATCACCAAAGAGATAGCCAGCCTACAGGATCATCGCTGCCACGCCTGCGGTCAGGATCTACACGATGCTGATCACGGCAAGATGCTGACCAGCAAACAGCAAGATCTATCACAGTCACAAGCAAACTTACAAAAGATCAATCAAGATCTTGCAGAGTTATCCCTGGCAGTCACAGCAGTGGGTCCGCTGGGCACACAGCCCAAGGTGTATTATGATCAAGAAGCAGATGCGCACGAGCATCGCAGTAGACTGGCCAGTGCCGAACTGAACTTGAAAAACAAACAGGCCGAGACAGATCCTTATGCAGAACAGATTGAAGAAATGCAGCAACAGGCCTTGGTTGAAATCGACTATGATATGGTCAATCAACTGAAACGATTGCAGGATCATCAGGACTTCTTGCTGAAACTGCTGACCAGCAAAGATTCGTTTGTGCGCAAAAAGATCATTGATCAGAATCTCTCATATCTCAACAGCAGGCTCACACACTATCTAGATCGCATAGGCCTGCCGCACACAGTGGTATTCCAAAACGATCTAACTGTACAGATCACAGAACTGGGCCGGGACCTGGACTTTGACAATCTTTCGCGCGGTGAGCGCAATCGCTTGATACTGAGTCTGTCCTGGGCGTTTCGTGATGTGTGGGAAAGTTTATACTCGCCGGTGAATGTGTTGTTCATTGACGAACTGATAGATTCTGGTATGGATTCATCGGGTGTGGAAAATGCTCTGGCCCTGCTGAAGAAAATGACCAGAGAGCGCAACAAAAGTGTTTGGTTGGTGTCGCACAAAGACGAACTGGCCGGACGTGTGGAAAACATATTGAAAGTGGTCAAAGAAGGTGGCTTTACTTCCTATGCCACTGATGTGACCAATTAAATTTTGAACAGACTCTAGACTCAGCTAACTATCTGCCTATGCCATCAAAAAGTAAATCCAAAGGAAGCAGTTGGGAACGAGCAGTAGCCTTGCACCTAACTGAACTCTATGGAGAAACTTTTACCCGTGTGCCCAATTCAGGCGCATACATTGGTGGCAAGAACACACATCGCAAACAAACACTACACGAAGGTCAGATCCGCGCTTTCAAAGGCGACATCATACCCGGGCAGAGTTTTCCGCGATTCAATTGTGAATGCAAGTCGTATGCAGACTTTCCATTCCATCAACTGTTCCAAGGGCAGGTTGCTGTTTTAGAAACGTGGCTTGATCAACTGATGGACGTTGCCGATCCCGGTGACTACAACATATTGATCATGAAATTCAATCGCAAAGGCAAATACATCGCAACTCAGGCTCACAGAGACCATCTCCTATCTAGACAATTCAACTACGGCTCCATCAAACACGATCATTGGTATATCATGGATTACGATCAGTTCTGGGAAACAAACGCTGATCTAGTCCGGCAGTATTGCGCTGCCTAACTACAGAACCCTACAATACGACCTGCGCTGGCTGCTGGAATGCCAGTCTCCAAGATGGACCCTCTGGGCCCTGGGTGTGGAGAGTCACCGCAATCGATGAGTTAGCACATATCCATGCTCCTAGAGCGAAAAATGTAGCACAAAAGATGCAGGCACTGTGAAAAAGAAACAACCTGCGCTGATCCGGGATTCGTCAGATGGGTCCAGGGTCAGTACCGTTGAAATGAACGCTGAAGTAGGGGGTACCGGTCAACCGCCTCCGTGTAGTGTACCAGACTACAATCTTCTTAATCTGACGGCTCTTCCAGGTGACGGGAAAACTCTGACCATGGCAAGCGATAGTTCACCCGCCCAGGGTGAACTACGGCTCAAGGCTCTGGGAAATCAGTTTAAAGTAACAAAGGTTTTGACAGTAAACTTTAGGATGAACTAAGTTCAGATGAGCGCAAGCGAAATCTGAAGATCACGCAGTGATCTATAAACAGTGTGAGACTCGTGCTTGAGAAATGACATACCCTGACTTGACTGTGACCAAAATTAAAAGAATGGCAATCCAGACTTCTTGGTGGTTTCCATGTGCTGTTTGGTCATGTCATTGAACAATTTGCGATCGGTGGGACTGAGATAGAATGCATCTTCGTAAGATATACCACCACGGCTAAGCCATGATATTTCCCACATTTCGCTCCTAATACCGTTGATGTCTCGATCCATTTTTGACACCAACTGTTCAATCGATTCTTGATCTAGTACTAGGAGCTGCGCCCGAAAAAATTTGATAGATCCAACACCAGGGGTTGTTCGTAGTCCTTGCTACAGTGACTACAGGTCAACTTCAGCGGTTTGAGATTGCTGGCACTGCGTTTGGCAATGGCAGCATCTTTGATAGCATTGAAAATCTGACTGCTACAGTTGGTTAAAAATTCCAAGATCTGTGATTCATCATCTACTATGACATCATCGGTGCGTATGCTACCAATGCTGCGACTCAGTGCTTTGATGGTTCCTTCGGTTACTTTCAAAATGAGATCATTGATCTGTTGCAGTCGATCAGCATTGGTAAGATCTGCTGTGGGCATGATTTCTGCTAGTTTTTGCTCGTTGAAGTGATCTTGATTGGTTTCGTTGATTTCTTTATAGGTCAAAGGTCTGAACATGATTTCAAAGTTGCCAATCACTGTGGATTTTTGATACTCGCTGCGGCCTATCATGGCCAGCTGATGGTTTAGATCTATCACATACTCTGATGTTTCTTGACAGTGCGTGCAGGATCCAGTGACATCTATGTCCTTGCCGTAGGTGGCAATCTTGATGGCTATCAACATAGCGTCAAGATCGATACTGGGCACTGCCCAGGCATTTTTCACATTGGGTATGCAACTCTGTATGAGACTGATCACACTGGAGCCGTTGAACAGCGCATCAGGAGTCTTGTTCAGTATCTCATCCCGCACAGTCATGGGATACACTGGAAGTTCTCCGTTTTCAGGCATGTCAAGATCATTGGGTCCATAGTGTAGTCCGTTTGAAGGTAGTCGCAAAAATATCGTGGGCTGCCTAAAATAGCGAGTCAAAGGGTTAAAAGATGTCATTTTTCTGTCCAATAAATAAGGTAACACTACTTATTGCGGTTAAACAATGGATCAACAATATCTAAGAGAATTTGCCGAAGCAACCAAACGTGCCCAAGAAGAAATTCAAAAATACGGCGCAGTTACTGCTGGCACCGCACAGCAGTTAGAACAACTGCAAAAAGTACAACAAGCACAGATCCTCAACGCTAAAAAATGGAGTGTGGCTGCTGGCGCTGCTGCTGGCGCTGCTACGCAACTTGGCTCATCCTTGCTGGCCGGTGATACCAGTGCCAAAGCTTCGGCCAAGGCCTTGTCGTCATTTGCTGGGGAAATTGGTGATCTAGTCAGCGGCTTGTCTATGCTCATGCCCGGCGGCATAATCATCAAGGGTCTGACATTTGTTGGAGGCCAGCTGCTGAAACTGGGCGGCAAATACTTTGAAAAAGTAGCAGAGACCACTGACTCACTGTATACCAGTTTGTACAAATTACGTGACACAGGACTGGCCACCGAATCGGGCATGAGCGGCCTGGCAGGTCGCATGGTAGAACTCAACTATGGTCTCAATGAAGTAGACAAAGCAGTTGCCTTGCTCAGTAGCAATGCTCAGACTCTGGGTGACTTTGGCGGTACCGCAGAAAAAGGCGCTATCGCATTTGGTGAATTTTCAGACAATCTACGAAAAAATGCCAACAGTACCTTTGTGGGCCTGCGTAGATTGACAGGCAGCCAAGACGAACTGAACAAAAGACAAGCAGTTTACATCAATCTGCAGACTCAGTTGGGCAACAAGACCAATGTTTCCATAGCAGAGTTTGAACGCATGACCAAAGCCACTGATGCACTCAGCAAGGCATTTGGTGTCAGTACCGATGAGTTAGACAAGAATCGCAAGCGAAATCTTGCTGAAACTGCCATGAGGTCTTTGGTACAACAGATGTCTGCTGGTGGTAAAGAAATGGCAGCACGCGGCGAGCAGATGCTAGAAGAAGTGGGTGTGCTACAAGCTCGAGGTGCAAGCAAAACAGCCGATGGTGTCAAAGCAGCACTGACAGGACAATTTGGCAGCGAAGATTATAAAAAATTACAGTTGGCAGCAGCAGCTGCAGGCGTGGATCTCAACAAACAAGTGGCCGACATCAAGACCGGCAAACAAACAGTCTTGGGTATGACGACATTGATAGCCCAAGGCGGACAAAAACTACAGGCAACTATGGGTCGAGTGGCTCAGCAAACACCCGAGATAATGGAAGAAACTTTTGGTTCATTACCGGAACTGCTAGATCTTGCAGCAGCCGGCGATCTTAAAAATCGCCAAGAACAAGGTGCCAAGTCCGCCGATGCCATGACCAAAGGATTAGATGCTGCCACTGAAGCCGAAAACAAAAGACGTATCGCTGCCGAACAAGTTCGTAACAGTCTACAGAGTTTCGTGGAAGCAGGCATAGTGCCTGCTACCAGTGCGTTGAAGACCATGACTGAGACTATCAACAAACTCACTGGCCAGAGAGCCGAGGCCCTGCGGGCACAAGAAAGATCGCCCAGTGGACTCGGCGGTGCGGCTGCAGGAGCTGCTGCTCTGGGGGCAGGAGGAGCTGTCATTGGATCAGTGGTACCAGGTGTGGGCACAGTTGCAGGTGGTGTCATTGGTGGCATAGTTGGCGGTATAGCAGGTGCCCTTGGTCTGATAGATCATTCCTATGTAGATGCCTTCAAGACCAATCCCGACGATGTGATTGATTTTGGTGATAAAAGTGGATCACGGCAGGCTTTTGAAGGGTTAGATCCCAAAACCAAAGAAGATTTTTTAAAAATGGCCACCGAGTACCACAAGGAGACCAAAGAAAAAGTCAAATTAACTTCGGCATTTAGAACACGCGAAGATCAAGAACGCCTCAAGGCCAATGAATCTAAAAACGCAGGCAGGCCCGTGGCTGCACCAGGAACAAGTTTACACGAAAAAGGCAAGGCCGTGGACATTGATACTGCTCAGGCACGCAAGATCAAGGCCATGGGCCTGCACGAAAAATACGGTTTTGCCAACGACATTCCTAATGATCCTGTGCATTTCTACAAAAAAGGATACAAAGATGGCGGCATTGCCGACGGTCCCGAATCAGGTTATACAGCACTGTTGCACGGACTAGAAGCCATAGTGCCTCTCGCCAACAATCGCAGCATACCTGTGAGTTTCCGTGATTCTGCACCAATGGGCATGAACTCGGATGCCATGTTCTCAGATACGCTGCCCAAGATCAACGAATCAATGACACAGCAAAGTCAATTTTTAGAACAACAACTGCAGAAATCCGAAGCCATGCTACAAGCTCTAAATCGTTTTGCCAGCGCAGATCAGATGCAGATCATGATAGATAAACTGCAGAACATCAGCGATAAAATGAACACCAACAACGACATCAACTCCAAAATACTCCAGCAGCAGATGTAAAACCCGCTAAGTAATAGCAAGGATCCCACACACCTATGTCTTGGAAAAAACACTTTAAAGTAGCCAACCCCGGCGACGGCTCCATGAGCCCCATATCAGGCAGCACAGCGCAGAGCCGCAACTATGGCGCAGATTTTGGTTTCCGTAACTATGCGTCACGCTTGCCTGAAGTGTATTCGGGCCATCCCAACCGTATTGAACGCTATAATCAGTATGAAGCCATGGACACTGATGCACAGATCAATGCCTGTTTGGACATTATCTCTGAATTTTCCACGCAAAAAAACCTGCAAAACGGCACCAGTTTCAATGTCAAGTACAAGGAAAAAGCCACAGATCATGAAGTAAAAATCATCAAAGAACAGCTGCAGGCCTGGGTCAAACTCAACAAGTTTGATCAGCGTATGTTCAAGATGTTCCGCAATGTGATCAAGTACGGCGATCAGGTGTTTATCCGTGATCTACAGACTTTTGAACTGTACTATGTGGACATGACCAAGGTCAGCCGTGTAATCGTTAACGAATCAGAAGGCAAGCGCCCTGAGCAGTACATTGTGCGTGACATCAACCCCAACTTCCAGAATCTAACTATCTCAGCCATTGCCACAGACGCTGCCTATGCCAATCAGCCGCAGCAGGGCTCCTGGGGCGGTCAGCCGGGCTATACAGTGCCTTCAAATCCGTTCAATCAAGGATCACGTTTCAGTCTCAGCCAAAACGAGTCGGCTATCGCTGCTGAACACGTGGTGCATTTGAGTCTGTCAGAAGGTTTGGATTTCTACTGGCCATTTGGACAAAGCATACTGGAAAGCATTTTCAAGGTCTACAAGCAGAAAGAACTGCTAGAAGATTCCATCCTGATATATCGTGTACAGCGTGCGCCAGAGCGGCGTGTGTTTTACATCGACGTGGGCAACATGCCTTCGCACTTGGCCATGCAGTTTGTTGAGCGTGTGAAAAACGAAATACATCAGCGACGTATTCCTACCTTGACCGGTGGAAGCATGAACATCTTGGATGCCACCTACAATCCACTCAGCATCAACGAAGATTACTTTTTTCCACAGACAGCAGAAGGTCGCGGATCTCGGGTAGAAATGCTGCAAGGTGGCCAGGCCGTGGGCGAGATCGACGATCTCAAGTATTTCAACAACATGATGATGCGTGGACTGCGTGTGCCTTCATCTTACTTGCCCACTGGTCCCGATGACTCTACCACACCACTCAGCGATGGGCGTGTGGGCACAGCACTCATACAAGAATTCCGTTTCAACGAATACTGCAAACGTCTACAGCAGTTGATACTGCACAAGTTGGATGATGAGTTCAAGATGTTCATGCGCTGGCGTGGATTCAACATTGATTCCAGTTTGTTTGATCTGGAATTCAATCCACCGCAGAACTTTGCTGCTTACCGTGAAGCAGAGTTGGATACCAGCAGGGTCAGCACTTTTACCACTTTGGAACCACTGCCTTATATGAGCAAGCGTTTCTTGCTGAAACGTTATCTGGGTCTGACCGAAGAAGAAGTGTTGGAAAACGAAGAAATGTGGCGCGAAGAGCGCGACGAGCCTGCAGCACAAGGCAGCCAAGGTTCAGAACTGCGTTCAGTGGGCATCAGTCCTGGAGGATTTGAAGCAGATCTTGCAGGACTGCCACCCGAAGGCGCGGGTGCTGGAGACCTGGGTGCAGATGATCTTGGAGCACCCGGAGCAGCAGCACCGCCTGCAGCCAGCACTATCACTGCGCCTGGTGCACCACCAGCAGTTTGACAAAATCAAGTAAATATCATTATGAATTTTCTTGAATTATTTGACAAAGAGCCCGAAGGCTATCAGGACTTACAGGACGACAACAGCCGTCCTAAACTGCGCCAACTGCGTAAAACCAAACTTACCTTGACTCAGATCAATAAAATACGCCGTATGCAAGAAGTGCGCAAGTTTGAGTACGATGAGAAATTAAAGTACATCCGCAAACAGTATGCACCGCCTCCTGCGGTGCCGGGCTTATGATACAGCCCAAGTCATAATACATAAATATTTCTACCAGAAAACCAGCCATAAGTGGCTGGTTTTTTAATATGTGCAGTAAATAACTCTACACAAACCTTATTCTAGAAAAGGAACCAAAAAATGTCAAGCAAGTTTGAAAAACTCATTGAGTACGTCATTAACGACGAAGAACAAAAGGCTCGTGACCTTTTTCACGAAATCGTAGTGGAAAAAAGCCGTGGTATCTATGAAGACCTCATGGCAGCAGAACTCAAAGAAGAATCCGATGAGGATTTGGAAGAATCTGCAGATGAAGAAATGGAAGAGTCCATGGAAATGGAAACCATGGGCGGCGATGCAGCAGATCAACTGATGAACGATATCAGTGCCAATGTTGATGCCGATGAAACAGCCATGGAAGATGACGAAGAAGTCATGGACATGGGTGCCGAAGAAGAAATGGTTGGCGGCGATGATTTTGCCGACGAAATGGGCGCAGGCGGCGATCTCGAAGGTGATATCGCCAGCATTGACAGCAAACTAGACGAACTACTGGCCAAATTTGAAGAAGTCATTGGCGGCGACGATGGTATGGTCGACGGCGAAGAAGACGATGAAATGACCATGGGTTCAGAAGTAGAAGCCGAAGAAGAAGAAGTTGAGGAAAGCCTAGCAGAAAACGTTCAACTGCAAAAAGTTGCTGTTGACCGTGGTGATCGTTTGGCAGGTCAAGGCACAACAGGCGGTGACAAACTGCGTGTTGACTCCAAAAGCCCAAACGCTAACAATGCCGGCGCCAGTGTAACTGGTTCGGTGGCCAAACCTGCTTCCAGCAAGTTTACTGCTGAAAACCCCGATGGTACCAAAGCACCAACAACACAAAAAGCACCTGACATTGAGTCTGGCCTGCAGAACACTGCTGGTAAAAACATGGCTCCCATGAAACCTGCTACCAAGCCCACGCTGAGCCAGGCTTCGGGTGTTAACACCAAGAGTCCTTTAAAAGCAATCAAGAGCTAATCTAGATGTTTAAAGGGAACCGTCACTTACAAGAAGTTCTCAGTTACGATGCTGCCAAGATCGTGGTTGAGAGCCGAGAAGAAGCTCCAGGTAAAGAGCCCTCCACTTTCATGGAAGGCATCTTTATCCAGGGTGACGTTAAAAACGCCAATGGACGAGTTTACCCAGTGCAACAGATTAGATCAGCAGTGGATCAGCTCAATGAGCAGATCAACGGTGGATTCTCTGTGTGCGGTGAAGTAGATCATCCAGAAGATTTAAAAATTAATCTAGACCGTGTGAGCCATATGATCCAGAAAATGTGGATGGATGGCCCCAACGGCATAGGTAAACTGAAGTTGTTACCCACACCCATGGGCAAGTTAGTTGATACAATGCTGCAGTCGGGTGTGAAATTAGGAGTTTCGAGTCGCGGATCAGGTAATGTTGATGACGCGACCGGACGTGTCAGTGACTTTGAAATAGTCACTGTCGACATCGTGGCACAGCCATCAGCACCAAACGCTTATCCTCGAACAGTGTATGAAAGCCTCATGAACATGAGATACGGACATAGAATGTTTGATATGAGCAAGAATGCTGTGGGCGGTGACACACTTGCACAGAAACACTTGAAGAACGAGATTGTCAAGTTCATCAAGGATCTGAAGATTTAGGAGATCGTAATGCTAGACGCAATCAAACCATTGCTAGATAGCCAACTGATCAACGAGTCAACTGGTGAAGCCATCACAGAAGCATTTGAGGCCAAACTAAATGAAGCTCGTGAGCAGGTGCGTGCAGAACTCCGTGAGGAATTTGCACAACGCTATGAGCATGACAAGTCAGTTATGGTCGAAGCCCTAGATCGCATGGTAACCGAAGGCCTCAAAGCAGAAATGCAAGAGTTCCAAGAAGAGCGCCGTGGTCTCAATGAAGACCGTGTGCGTTTCCAAGTCAAGATGAAAGAATCAGCCGAGAAGTTTAACAACTTCATGGTTGGTAAACTTGCTGAGGAAATCAAGGAACTACGTTCGGATCGTCGCACTCATACCGAGAGCGTGGATCGTTTAGAACGATTTGTAATTGAAGCTTTGGCTCGTGAGATTACTGAATTTGCCCAGGACAAGCGTGACGTGGTTAACACCAAAGTCAAACTTGTGTCTGAAGCCAAGAAGCAACTCACAGCATTGAAACAGCAGTTTGTAAAAGAATCTGCTGCCAAGTTAGGTCAGCGTGTTGCTGAACATCTACGTTCTGAACTTACTCAGCTCAAAGAAGACGTTAAAATTGCTCGAGAGAACAATTTTGGTCGTCGTATCTTTGAAGCATATGTCACAGAGTTTGCAGGCACTCATCTCAATGAGAATGCCGAAGTACGCAAGCTCCGGGCTGTGATTGCTGACAAAGAACAGAAATTGGCCGAAGCCATTGAATCAACTCGTACTGCCAAAGTATTGGTTGAGAACAAGGAACGTGAAGTTCGTATGATCAAGGAGTCCACAGAGCGTAGCCGCACTATGGATGAATTGCTCTCTCCTTTAAACGAGGAAAAAGCAGAAATCATGCGTAACTTACTAGAAAGCGTGCAAACACCTCGTCTTCGCACTGCTTTTGAAAAGTATCTACCAGCAGTTCTTGAGAACGCCGCTCGGAAAGTGGCTGTTGCAAAACAGACCATTACCGAAAGCGTACACAAAGAAGTCACTGGTGATAAATCTGCCGTCAAACCCAAGTCTGATGACGCATCAAACGTCATTGAGCTCAAGAGACTGGCAGGGCTTTAATCTTACGACAAGAAACAGGAGAGAATCATGTCACAAGAACTGTTAGAAAGCCGTTGGGACGAGACCAAAGAAGCCCTACTAGAAGGACTCAATGGTTCCCGTCGCAGCACAATGGGTGTAGTTTTAGAAAACACTCGCAAGTACCTGAAAGAGTCATCTGCAGGTACCACAGTTAGCGGTAATATCGCTACACTGAATCGTGTGATCCTTCCAGTGATCCGCCGTGTTATGCCAACTGTTATTGCCAACGAACTCGTTGGTGTACGGCCCATGACTGGCCCCGTTGGTCAGATCCA